TAGTAGAGAAGGTGAAAAAATTCTTGATGCTTTTTTGGGAAGTGGAAGCATTCTAATCGCCTGCGAGAAACTCAACCGTATATGTATGGGAATGGAAATTGAGCCTAAATACTGCGATGTAATAATCAAGCGATATGCTGATTATGTAGACATATCAGAGGAGAAGATAAGGGAAACGGTGCAACATGTCACGAGCTAAATTAGATATAGACGCAGAACAGGTTGAGGCTTTAGCTTCCTTGTGTTTTCAGCCTCGTGAGATTGCTGATATTCTTCAAGTCCCTGCTGATAAAATATTAAAAGAATACATGACATTAATAGACAATGTATACCCAGACGAAAAAGTATTTATAAAAAAGAGGTCTAATAGAATAGTTAGGCTTATGGCAAATAAAGAAGAAAAAAATAAATTCAGATACAAAACGAAAAAATTATTAAGGTACTTGGGATATCAGAATAAAAGCGAAAAAGAAGACATGGTTTATACGTCTTTAAGGGCAGGGCTGGTTGATTCGTTAAATCAGCAAGGGGTAACAATCCATGCTTTAGGGAGGGGTGCAGTAGAATTTATTTTGGGATATACAATAAAAGAGCTTATGTTTCACATGGAGCAATTATTTATAGACGGCATGACTTGGAGGAATTATGGGAAATGGCATATTGACCATAAAAAACCAAAGTCATGGTTTAAATTTAACACCGCTCAAGACACTCAGTTTTTAGAATGCTGGGGATTAGAGAACTTACAACCCAAGTGGGCAAAAGACAATATGTCAAAAGGAAATAAATACGATGGCTAAAACAGGGCGACCACGAATAGAGATTGACTGGGATCAGCTTGATAAGCTCTGTATGCTAATGGCAACATTGGTAGATATAGCGAGCTGGTTTGATTGCTCAGTAGATACCATTGAGAGAATTATAAAGAGAGAGCATGAGATTACTTTTGCGGAGTACTATAAAAAGAAATCAGCAAGGGGCAGAATCTCATTAAGACGCAAACAATATGAAGTTGCTATGGCAGGTAATGTATCAATGCTTATTTGGCTAGGAAAGCAAACACTAGGCCAGAAAGATCAACAGGAAATTGAGGGTGAATTAAAAGTAACGATAAACAAAATCATAACCGATGAGAGACCAGAGGAATAAGCAATGCCACCTCAGACACAGACAATAGATGAGATAAGCGTTCCCATTCATTATCATTCTAATCAAAAAAAGATATTCTTTGACTCCAAGGCAAAGGTAAAGGTCATAGCTAAAGGCCGCCGGTTTGGGCTAACAAAGGGTTATGCTAATTTTGTAATTGAGAATATGATTGATGGCGTAAGCCCGATACTCTGGATAGATACTGTCAATTCAAATATTGACCGCTATATAGAACGATATTTTTACCCTGTGCTAAGTAAGCTGCCTGCACAGTATTGGAAGTGGCGACAGCAGAAAAAGGAATTATCAATACTCAATTCCAGGCTTGATATGCGTAGCGCAGACAGACCGGAACTTATTGAAGGCTTTGCATACAGACTGATTGTGCTAAATGAGGCTGGGATTATCATGAAAAAAGAGTATTTATGGGAGAACACGATTAGACCCATGACGCTGGACTTTAATCCCGACCTGCTTATAGGTGGTACGCCAAAGGGGCAGAATCTTTTTCATGACCTTAAAGTTAAAGCTGAGGACAACCAAGACCCAAAGTATAAGGACTGGGAGTTTTTCAATTTCTCATCTTATGATAACCCATACATACCGGATAAATCGATAAAAGAACTAGAGGACGACATGCCTGAACATGTCCTAAAACAGGAGATATATGCAGAGTTTTTAGAGGACTCGGCGGCAGTGTTTAGGAATTTAAACGCTTGTATGTATCCTGCGTCTGAGCGGTCTGAGCCTGTAAGCGGGAAGGTTTATTATGCCGGCGTAGACCTAGCAAAGCATGTTGATTTTACGGTGCTAACTATTCTTGACAATGATGGCAAACAGGTCTATTTTAACAGGTTCAAAATGCTTGACTGGCCATATCAGAAGCGACTTATTGTTGAGGCTGTAAGGAAATATGAAGCTTACCTTGTCTTAGATGCAACCGGGGTTGGCGATGCTATTTACGATGATTTAGTTGACGAGGGGTTGGATATAGAGGGATATAAATTTACAAATGAGAGTAAAAAGCAACTTGTACAGCGTCTAATGTTGAGCATTGAGCAGGCTAAAATACAGATACTAGACGAGCAGGTGCAGACAAATGAGCTTAGGATATTTGGTTACGAGATAAGCCCATCCGGAGTTTTAAGATACTCAGCCCCAGAGGGACATCATGACGACTGTGTTATCGCACTGGCACTGGCTAACTGGGGGCTTGAGAACTATGGCGGCGGGATTGGCGAATTATTGATAGCGGGATAAAAATATGAATATAATAGAGAGAGTCGCAAGCTTTATAGGCCGATCTAAAGGTCAATACTTAAAGGGTCTTGATACTGCCTTCTCAACAACCGGCATAGCACGCCCCGGGACAGGCGATGACTCCGCATTCCTGGACTTAGAGATGTGGGGAGAGGGTCTACTGGCTGGCAAGGAGCCGAGGACAAAGAGGGATTTTATCCGAGCATTTAAAGGATTTGTCTATATATGTGCGAAATTGAACAGTCAGACCGTAGCTTCTCAGAGATTAAGGCTCTACGTGGCAAAGAAGGAAAAGACAAAGACGTATCGGACAATAAAGACAAGGCCGCTGAGTCCTCAGTTAAAGAAATGGGTATATTCACGGCAAAGCCTTGACCCCTGGCTAACCAAGGCTGCCGATGTGGAGGAGGTAACAAGTCATGCCTGGCTTGACCTTATGAAACAGGTTAATCCGCAGCATAACGCTAGGGATTTGAAAGAATATACCGTTTTATACCAAGATTTAACAGGTGAATGTTACTGGTGGCTAATGAAGGATGCCCTGAACGTACCGAAGCAGATATGGCCTATACCCTCACAGTTTATCAGTCCAAACTTTGGGGATAGCTTAGATAAGCCAATAAAAAGCTATCAATATAAGGCTGGCAATATAGATATTCCAATCCCGGAGGATCAGATAATTTTCTTTACCTACCCGAACCCAAATAACGTGTTCACAGGCTTTGGCTGTGTTAAAGGTGTTGCCTCGGCTGTGTATATCAGAGAACAGATGGACGACTTTGAAAAGGCGCTGTTTGAAAATAAGGCTAGAATAGGTGGACTGTTAACTCCTAAAGCTGGCGTAAATGTAAGCGATAAAGACAGGGAGCGGCTGAAAGTTATGTTTGGACAGTCATATACTGGGGCAAAAAGAGCAGGAAAGCTAGTTATTCCGCCTATAGATATGGATTTGAAGACGGACACAATGACGCCGGAGGAGATGAATTTTATTGAGGGTAGAGCTGTTAATATGGAGGAGATCAGCTTAGCATTTGATATCCCCCCAGGTGCGCTGACCTCCAAGAGCGTTAACCTTGCTAATGCTAAAGTAGCCGACAATAGACATGCTAAAAACGGTATTTTGCCACGGTGCGAACGGTATGCAGATAAGCTGAATGAAAAGTTTCTGCCTTTATATGATGACAACATATTTTGTGCATTTGACAACCCAGTGCCGGAAGACAGGGCATTAATATTGAAGGAACAGACTGAGCGGGTAAAAGCTGGGATATCGACCAGGGATGAGGTCAGGCTAGAGCAGGGCTTAGAGGCGCTGGGTGGGTTGGCTAATGAACTACTTGTTGATGGTAGATTAGTTCCGATAAACAACTTAGGGGGCATGGCTGAGGAAGAGGAGATAAGGCAGTTTACCGCTAAGGTTATGGAAAATGTAAAAGAGGTTTTAGGATGAAAGCAATTAATATCCCCGTGAATTTAAAGATGAAATTAAATGGAAAGCCATATCATCGCATACATCATGCTGGAGAATTGACTATATCCACAAAAAATACAGCTACTTGGATAATGTTTTTATATGTTTCGGGAATATTTTTAATTAAGTCTATGCAGTCTCTCATGAAAATAAAATGATTAACCCAAAATTACTTACAGACGATCTTGCTGCACAGATGGCAAGCGAGGCGGTTAGGTTCCGCATGGCAGCACGGGCAGGCAAGATACTAAGGCGAATGATTAAAGAGCTCGAGGACGACAAAAAGATAGCCCACGATATACTATTCAACGCCCTCTTTAAATCCCTAGCGCCATTTGAGAAGAAATTCCAGACTATGTTAAAAGGCATATGGGGTGAAGAGCAACGAATACTCATAGCCAATATAAAGAAGATGAAAAAGGCATGGCTTCATAAGGATAAGATAGATGAGATTATGTACCCTCAGAAGCCATTCATAAAGAAGCTTACAACAGAGTCCAGGAAGCTAGACGTAGAGATACTGGAAAAGATGGGCGATAAAGAGGCAGCAAAGCTTGAAGCTAGACTAAAAGGCAAAGGATACACAAAGGAAGACCCACGTGTAAGCATATCATTTGACGTTACTAATCCGGAAGTACAAAAGTGGCTTGATAGTTATATACCGATGTTCTCTAAAAAGCTGGAAGATGTGAGCGTAGAGAAGCTGAGGAAAGCACTCATTGAGGGCATAGAAGCCGGCGAGGGAGTGCCTGGGCTTGCAAATAGGGTTTATGAGATATATAACGACTGGGGATTCAAGCGGGCTGAGGATATCGCACAGAATCAAGTGATCAGGGCATCGAATAAAGCTGCGCTTAATGTGTATAGGCAGAGTGGGGTTGTTACGAAGAAGATTTGGATTACTTATTTTGATGAAAGGACATGCGCACATTGCGAATTAATGGACGGTAAGGTGATAGGATTAGAAACAAACTTTTTTGACCTAGGCGATGAGTCGACAGTTAAGATAGATGGTAAGGAGCAGATATTAAAAATGAATTATGAGGAGATAGATGCGAGTCCCCTCCATAATCGGTGCCGATGTGCAATCGGGGCAATAGTGGACTAGTAATTTGATAATGATGAAAATAAATGTAATAATATTAAAATGAAAATAAGCGAGGTATTAGAATGAGCACTCAGAATAGTCATAAAAATAGGCAAATAGTAAGAAGATTCAGGAGATATGAATGCGACTGCAAGCAGCCTTATATAAAAATGGAAAAGGATGCAAGATTTCATGGTTATAAATGTCCAAATTGTGGGTATAAACTTGGCGTTGATTTTAGAGATAGATGGTTATGGGGAGTAAATATTTAATGATTAACCTAGGGGAGGAAGTAAAATGCAAGAATTACGCACAGATCGATATAAATTAAAAAGTTTATTCCCGGATAAGGCTAAAAAGTATGCTCAGAAGCTGCATAAAAAGGCAGGTGAGCTTGAGTTTGTCCGGAAGGGCATACCGATAGACCCTGAGAACATAGAGATTAAAGAGGGGGAGAGGGCTGCTATACGACTTGTTACGACTCCCCACCTGGACAGAGACGGGGAAATATTAATACCTAGCGGGGCTATCCTGGATGACTTCCGACAGTCCCCTTCTGTTCTATATGCGCATGATTATAAAGGGCTGCCAGTAGGTAGTGACCAATGGGTTAAGCATGTCAAGGAAGGGATTCTAGCAAAAACCGTCTATGCTAAACATCAATTTGCAGAAGACCTGTATCAATGTGTAAAGGACGGGCATCTCAACTCAAATTCTGTTGGGTTTATTCCAATAGAAGCTGTGAGCCAGGAGGACGACAAGAAGGCGTTTGCAGAATGGCAAGGCGTACTTGAGAAAGACTACGGGATAGATATGGAGGAGAGCGGGAAGGCAAAGGCTATTTATACAAAGTGGATAATGCTTGAACACTCAGACGTCCCGGTTGCTTCGAATGCTCAGAGTCTTAACCTGGCTGTGAGCAAGGGGGAAACTGTTATTAAGTCTGACCGACTCAAGAAGGACTTAGAGATTGAGGTGGTTAAGGACAGAGAGATTATCGTTGAGAAAGAGGACAAAGAGATTGAAGTGGTGAAGGATGACGAAAATCCTTTTCCGATTGGACATGATGAATTTGGA